TGTACCGTAATAGGCATTCTGCGTGACTGTAACTGCACCATCATCCAACTGTGCAGCAGAAGGCAGTGTAAAGGATGCCTGTTCGGGCTTCTCAGCCTTGACGACATCCCTTCCACCAAATGTGAAACCAAATAGTTTAATTGCCATTAAATATCATCCTAAATTAAAAAGTAAGGGTAAAACACCCTTACTCTTAGACCACACCGTCTGCAACTGCTTCCCACCACTGATAGGTAAGCGTTACAGAAAACTCTTCAATGGTATCATTTGAGCCCCAATCAACATCGATTGGAGTAATGTCAGTTGGGAACATACCAACAAACTTATATTTTTTGATTGAATTACCAGCTTTTGCAAACTGAGTAACTTCACCATCAACTGAGTAACCCAATGGCGTACTTGCAAGAGGGTTACGAACGTTTAGATTGTGGCTATTGATGCCATTCATCCAACGTTCAAATGCATTACGGATAATAAAATCTTCATCGTTGATGATTGTTACTGTCCAATCAGCAAATGTACGGTTGCCAACAAACTTTAGTTCACGACCAAAGTATTGAACAGGCACAACGCCCAGAGTTGCCCCTGGAAGTTGTGCTGTCTTACACATGAACGTTGTTTTTGTTTGAGCGTTTCCTGGTGCTGAGAACGCAGGAAACGGCAAACTTACCTCAAATAGATTTGGGCGGGCACCGTCACCTGTTAATTGTGAACGGAACTGATTTACGTTAAATGCCATTTAATTTTCTCCTGTTTCTCTTTTATTTAGGCTGCACCTACCACCTCATTGAAACTTACACCTGTGCGTACCGCAACAAAGTTAAGTTGAATGAAGTTGATAGAACGAGCAGGTTTAATGTAAATGTCACCAACAAACTCATTACGGTCAATAACTTCTCCTGTGTTATTGGTATCGTCGCAAACTACACGGAAGTCTGTGATACCACGACGACCTTGAACATCACGCAGGAATGGTTCAACTAATGCAACAAACTGGGCACGTGTGAACTGATCGTTATATTCAAATAGTGAGAAACGTGCTGCACGTGAAATTGCTTTTTCAAGAACGATGAACAGACGGCGTACATTGATACGATCAAATGCACTTGGCTTGCTCAACATTGTCTTGTCGCCAAACAGAACTGTACCTTCACCGGGGAATGATACAACTGGATTTACACCAATCTGATATAAGTCATCACGATTTGTTTTTGTTGGATTCCATGAAAGTTTGATTACGTTCTTGATTACACCACGATTCATACCGCCAGGTGAGAACCATGGATCACGTTCGTTATCGGTACGTACACATAGACCAGCAATGTCACCGTTGAGTGGTACCCAACGATAAACGTCTGAGTATTTGTCGTACTGATATTTGTAGCCTGAATCAAGGACTGCATATGAAGATGAAGTTAAACCGTTACGGAATGCTCTGATATCAGTTACTTCGTTTCCAGCATTGTCAACAACATCTGCTTTTTCTGGTGAAATAAATGCAACGCAGTCTTTACGTGATTCAGCAATATTGCTAATAACATACGAAGCAACTGTGCTATTACTTTGACCAGTAACAAGTAACGATACATCAACAGATTCAGCATTTTTGAAACTATCCCAACCACTTGTAACGTTTGCTGTGCTAACTGTGCCAACAGTACCGCCAGAAAGTGAATTTGAAGAATTGCTTGAGAAAAGTTTGAATGCGCTAACGTTAGCAGACGAGCCCCATGCTGTACCTGCTCCTAGATTTGTTGGGTGTGACAACCACCAGATGTATTGTGAACGATTCTGAATAACATCTTTATAGTAGTTTGAATTTCCGCTGTCATCTTTAGCATCACGTGCTTTAGAAACAAACGAATATTTTTCCAGAACTGTGCCGGTGTTGCCTGTCCACAATCCATCTTCGTCAACGACAACGATATGAACTTCATCGTTTGCACCGCCACGACTTGCAACATATGATGATGTGTTTGGAACTGCGCTGAATTGTGAAGCATATGCCCAAACATTGTATGTGTTTGCATCGGCCATTGAAACGAGAATGCTGTTACCTAGTGAACCAGCGTAACGTGCAGCCCATCCACCAGTATTACCGTATGAACCTGCTGCATATCCTGTGTGATTATCTTCATAATCGTCATCGTTTTTGATAAGTAAGCCTGTGCCATTTGCTGTAGCATTCAAGGCACCAAGGCCTTGGGCACGAACAATCTTTAGATTGTTGCCATACGCTAAGAAGTTCGCTGCCGAGAACCAATATTCATAATTATCGCTATCTGGTTTACCGAATGAATTTACTAAACGAACTTCATCCGAAATAGTTGTTACTGCACCGATTGGTCCCCAATTAAAAGGTCCTACAAAAGCGCCAGTGGAAGTGGCAACTGAAGGAATAACTGTAGTCAGGTCAATCTCTGATACATTCACTCCAGGTGATAATTGAAATGCCATTGGATTTCTCCTTTTATTGTTGGGTCAATATTCTTTTTATAGTCTATTTAGTTTTTTACAACCTTGATGATAAATAACCAGCTGGTGCTTCCCAGACATCTCCATCTTCGGCCATGGCTTCTTGTGTAACGCCATCGTCAATAAAGCCAAAAGGCACCATACTTTCATCTACGAGCATATTCTGCTCTTCCAACATAATCTTACGAATATCAATTCTTGTCTCATCTTTGAAAAACGCTTGTGCTGTTAACCACGCATAAAGCACCAAACCCATCACAATATCGTCGTTACTACCTTCTTCAGCAGCAAATGTGTCTTTTGTTCTGACGAATGTATTCAGTTCAGCAATGGTGTCAAAGTCATTGATAATCAGTTTGTCATTTTCAATCAGTGTTTTGAGGTTAGCACAGCCAATTTTCTTGACTGATTTAGTCGTTTTTACACCAAAAGCCACTGAACGTTTGAAGCCCGAAGAAATGCTCTGACCCTTGATATGATGATGCTCCAGTTTGTAAATATGTTCATACTCTAAGTCATAATGCAGAATGTCAACAACTTGCTGACCAATATTATTTGTTTCAATCAGCACGTAGGCTTCATTATATCTACGAGCTAATGAGTAAACAATTGTTGGGAAGAATAGCAGCGGTAACTTATTGTTGCGGTACCTTGCCACTTGTTTATAGGGTGCTTCAGTAGCGTCAAGAATATTGATCGTCGAATAGTCTAGATTGACACCTTCAGCACAGTCTACCGTAGCAATATATATTCTGCCTGGTCGTGGGTCCTCATAGATGAATAGATTACCATCATCTTCAATACGCATCGGGTCACGGAATGCCATTGAACGCAGTTTTGCACCAGAGATAAGTGTTGCTGCTGAACCGATAAACTCAGTCTCAAATTCTTGTCGAAACTGTTCTTCAGAAGTGTTTCGTATCGTTTCTTCTTTCCACTTTTCATCTCGACCTGGCACCATTGACCAGTGAACTTCAAGAGTCTTATATAACGAACGACCCTCTAAAGCATCCATCCACATCTTGTAGAATAGATTCAGACCGTTTGGTGTAGAAACAATAATTACTTTTGATGTTTTACCAGATGAGATAACTGGGTAGGTAGATGTAAAAAAGTCTACTGCCATGTTGTGTGGTACGAACGCAAATTCATCAAGAAAGATTAGATTGTATGTACCACCTCGAACACCCGCTGCTGACGTAGCGTAAGCATAAATCTTTGAACCGTTTTCGAGTTCTAAAGAACGTTTGTTCCAGTTGATAATACCTTGCTGCAACCAGTGTGGAAGATACTCATATGCCTTTTGAATCTTGGCAAGAATGTCTTGTGCAAGTTGAAGTTTGTTAGCAAGAATACCGATAACAAATTCTTCATTGAACAAAGAACACCACAACATATAACCGACGGTGGTAGTTGTTTTACCAACTTGTCGTGGCATTTTACATATTGTAAAACGATTGTTGTGAAACTCGTTGACCATTTCTTTTTGAAAGTCCCACATATCAAATGGGACAAGACCACGATCAACGTTTACAATCTTTACGTAGTTCGCTATAAAGTATACTGGATCTTCAGCACACTTTACATACTCTTTGACTTCTTCTTCTGTGAGGGATAATTCAACACCGACTTTCTTGAGCCTTGCATTACCGAGATATCCGACTTCCATTGTTTATCGTGTGAAGCTCTTTAACATCCAGCCGTGTTTTTGATGTGCATCAAGAATATCTTGAAGAAAATTACCTACTGCTGGTTCATCAGCAGCATCAGCAAGAGCAATACCTGCACGAAGTTCAATCATATATTTGTCGTTATCATTAGCAAGTTCACTCATCATAATCAACGGTGATGGTATTGCTACCAAGTCATTGACTTTAGATAGTTCCATCATTCGTGCTAACGATGTTGGTGTATAAGAACCTAATGCACGAATATGTTCTGCAATAGAATCAGTTTGATCAAACACTGCTTCGTAAAGTGTACCTAAAAAATTATGATACTCAGCAAAGTTTGGACCTTCTACATTCCAGTGAAATGTATGCGCCTTGAAATACAAACCGAAATTTGTACCAAGAATAATTTTCATTTGTTCGATTAGTTGTTCCATAGTCTTATTTGTTAGATTTGATCATTTTTAGAAGTTCAGTGGTGGAGCCAACAAAGACTGCTTTATCTATGTTGACTCCCTTTGCGACTTCAGATTGGGGTGCAAGCTCTCTTTTTGTTTTCTGAAGTTGAAGCAAATCTTTGTTCATCTCGGTTAGATTTTTCATCATATTAGCCAAGACTTCATATGCTCTCGGTGATTCTGATTGATTGGCAACATAAGCCAGATCATTCAATGCTTTGTTGCCTGTATCAATAAGTGTTTTGATATTTTCACGGGCATAATTTGAATCTGTTTCAACAACGTCTGATGTTTCTACAACAACGGGCATAGTCTGAACTGGCGGTATTTCTTCTACCGGTTCAATGTCGAAGATTTCAGACAAATTTTTGTTTAGTTTTTTCATGATAAAGTATCAGGCCATTCTATAATTGTTTCAACATAACCGTAACTAGTATTCGGTAATGCTGTAGTCGGTGTAGGCTCAGTAATTACAGCAGCAGCATTGATTGAATTGATATCCAATGTTGCGACATTATACTTTGCACCAGAATAATCACCCGTCAACGTATAACCAGATTCAATGTATTTATTGCCACCAGTAATGACAAGTGTGCCAAGTGATGT